AGTAAGTATAAATAAATTCCCCAATTAACGTAACTTTTTTTAAAATTATTTTTTACCCCTCTATTTTTACAAATAATATGCCAGAGGTTTTAATATACGGAGGAATTGATGAGTGTACATCTGCTGATTTCATTGAGGAAATCAATGAGGCTTTAGCTGAAGATGTAAGTTCTGATATTGTTGTTCGTTTAAATACTCCCGGTGGATCTCCTGAATATGGATGGGGAATGATTGCAAAGTATGCAGAGTTACAAGGTAAAAAATCTGTTAAGAATGACGGTAAAAGTTATTCAATGGGATTATACTTTAATTGCTATGCTGAAAATTGCAGTGCATTAGATGTTACTCAATTTCTTTTACATCGTGCTGCTTACCCAAGTTGGATTGAATGTGATCAGAATTACTTCACTGATGCAATGAAAACAAATCTTGCAAACATTAATAAAAATCTTCGTAAGGCTTTTGAGGCTAAGGTTGATGTTGCAAAATTTGAAAATTTAAAAAGTGTAAAAGATAAGGGAATTACTTTAGATCAAGTATTTTCTATGGATAGCAGAATTGATGTACCATTAACTGCTAAAGAAGCTAAGCAAATTGGCTTAATCAATGAAATCATAACAATCACTCCAAGTATTAAAGCTGAGATTGAAAGTTTTGAAAAACACGCATTTTCTATTGCTGCAAGATACAATGGAAAAATTGAAACAAAACAAACTGAAATTATTAAACCAAAACATAAAACCATGACAATTGAAATATTAAAAGCAGAACACCCAGATGTGTTTGCTCAAGCATTAGCTTTAGGTGTGGCTCAAGAAAAAGATCGCGTTAATGCGTGTTTAGTTTTCATTGATGCAGATGCAAAAGGTGTTAAAGAAGCTATCGCTAGTGGAAATCCATTAAGCGCAACTCAAATGGCTGAATTTACAATGAAAGCTGTTAACGCTGCTACATTGGCAAAAATTGAAGCAGAAAATCCTGAAACAAAAACAACTGCTTCCGGTGCTGCTGAGAAAACAGAAAAAGAAAAAGAGATTGCTGCATTTGCCGCTTCTTTAGATAAAAAATTAGGTTTAAAATAATAATAATATATGAGCAGTCGTCAATCAATTACTTTAAATACTGGTAGCCAGTTATTTGTAAACACAGATACTTCAAAAATATTCTTAGGAGGTAATTACACTCGCCAAGAAGCATTTATTAATAACTCAGGATACAATCCGATAGTTTTACCAGCAGGTACAGTTATGGGGCGTATTGCTTCAAGTGGAATAATTGCACCTTTTAATTCTGCTGCCAGTAATGGTACTCAGTTTGTGTGTGGTATCCTAACAGATGATGTTAGTTTAGATGCAGGTGCAACTGAGACATGTTCACTTACAGTTGCTGGACGTGTAGCGCAAGATAAAGTTTCTTTCTTCCCTACAAGCTTTGGTCAAACAATTGAAACAGTTGTTGCAGGACGTAGAATTAAAGATAAAATCATGGCTGAGACTACCGGTATTTTACTTGTTGTTTCAAATGAAATGACTGATTACGACAATTCATAAATTAATTAAAACTTAAAAAAAAGAAAATATGCCAAATATTTCGACAACAGACGCGCAAGGTCTATACACCTCAAAACTTATTGATGTTTATAAAGAACGTCCAAAGCCAGCGAATTTTTTACGCTCATTTTTTCCTTCAGTTGTTTCGCCAACTTTAGAAGTGTCAATTGAAGTTCAACGTGGAACTGAAAAAGTTGCTGTTGATGTATTTCGTGGTGATGATGGAAATCGTAACCAATGGACTCGTTCAACTGAAAAGTTATTTATTCCACCATATTTCCGTGAGAAATTTGATGCAACAAAATTACAATTGTACGATCGATTGTATGCTGCTCAAAGTATTGATGATTCAGTTTTTGCTGCATTGATCAATGACGTTGTAGATAATCAATTACAACTTCAAGAGAAAATTGAGCGTGCAATTGAAATTCAATGTAAAAATGTTTTAGAAACTGGTATTGTTTTAAATGCTGGAACTAACACATCAATTGATTTCAAGCGTAAAGCTGCTTCAAAAGTAGATCCGGGAGCTGGTAACTATTGGATCACTGGAACAACAAATCCTTTTGATCAATTAGAAGCTGGTTGTGTGTTTTTACGTACAGTTGGTAAAGTTCAAACTGGAACATTCAATTTAATTTTGGGTAATACTGCAAAAGCAGATTTATATAAAAACACAATCTTTTTAAATCGTCAAAACTTATTCAACTTAAAGTTGGATGATATGAGACCGCCACAAAAAGAAGCTATTGGTGCTGCATTCCATGGTCAAATGAGTTGTGGATCTTATCTTGTTAATGTTTGGACTTATCCTGAATACTACCAAGATTCAGCAGGTGTAATGCAACCATACATCAATCCAAAATTAGGTATTTTATTACCTGAAGTTACCAAGTTTAAAACAGCTTTTGGAGCAGTTCCTCAAGTTGTAAAACCAGGAGCGATGCCAGTTGTTGGTGAATTTGTTTTCACTGATTTTCTTGATGTAGACAAACGTGCTCACTATTATGATGTTGAATCTTGTCCTTTAGCGATTCCTACAGTAGTAGATCAAATTTATACACTTCAGTGCGTTGCGTAATGAAATACTTTAAAATTCATCCAAATACTTTATCAGTTGGCTATCCTAACGGAGTGCTAACTGATAAAACAAAGGAATATCCGGAGGATTTATGGGAAGAAGGCATTGCTGATCAACTTGTAAAAACAGGATTTTTAGTTGAAGTAAAGAAAACTGAAGTTAAAAAAAAATAGTTTAAAGGGGTTTAAACTTAAAATAAAAAGGTGAGTTATTAAGGTTACTCACCTTTTTTGTTAACATGGGACTAATAGATCAAGCCATAGCAGATTTACAAATCATTACTGGAAACGGCAATGATTTTGGTGTTCCTATAAAATTCACTTCTGCAAAAGATGGTAAAGTTGTTACCATAAATGGCATTCATAATAAAATTCATTTAGGAGTTGATAGTGTTGGAAATGTTGTTTATTCAAAAAATGCCACAGTATCAGTAAGTGAAGGTTTATTAACTAATGCCGGTTATTCAGTAAGAAATGCATCAGGAGAAGTTGATATGAAAAATGATCTTGTTGATGTAAAAGATAGTTCAGGAATACTAAAAAATTACATCATTAAATCAAAAATGCCGGATGAAACAATCGGATTAATTGTTTTTGTTTTAGAAGATTATAAATGAGCGCTCTTATAAATTATACAATTCCAAAAAGAAATTTTGAACCTATACGCGATCGTATAGCGCAAATTCTTTTGGTCGAATTAAATAATCAATATCTTAATTATAATCCTAATTGCAATGTTGATGGTGTTTATATTGAGCGTAAAAAACCAATTGATCAAACAGAATTAGCATTTGTAAATGTTTCTGTTATTAATGGTGTTTTTGATAGTAAGACTCAAGGAAGTAAGGACGGGACCTATCAATACGCTATTGACATTTTCACTAGAGCAGCATCAGAAAGTAATAAACCAGGAGATAAAGAATCACAAATATTACTTGAAAGTCTTTTAAGTATTTGCGATTACATTTTAGAAGATCCTCAGTATAAAACATTATTATTTGCTCCTGGAACAATCGGAGGAATATTGGTAGGAGAAATGCAATTAAGGGAACAAAATGTTGAAGATGCAAGTAATGTTTCAATGGGCCGATTGATTTTAACTGTTCGGACCGAAGAAACAAATTTATTAAAATATGCTCCTATCCTTCAACAAAGTTTTACTGTTTCAAATTTAGCTTATACAAATAAAGGTTATCAATATATTTCATGAGCGCAATAAATAGGGCTGCATTAGTTGCACTTTTAAATAGTAAAGTACTTACCGGTGGAAACCAAACTACGGCACAGGGATTACGTGACACGTTTAATTCTATAATCGAATCGGTAGTAAATATTATTGACGATAAAGATGCCAATGGTGGTTATTTAGGAATAAACTCTGTTGGTATTGTTGATGTAACAAAAATACAATCTTCATCACCGTTAGGTTATTTTTTAAGAGACGATGGAACCTGGCAGCCTGTTGGCAGCGCTGGCACTCCAACCCTTCAACAAGTATTAACTACTGGAAATGTTGCAACAACAACAATAGAAACAACAAAGTTTATAAAAACAGGTGGTTTATCAACTCAGTTTTTAAAAGCGGATGGTAGTGTTGATAGTAATGTTTACGGTGTTGGAGATGCTTTAACAACTAATCCTTTAAGTCAATTTGCAGCAACTACTTCATCTCAATTAGCAGGTGTAATAAGCGACGAAACAGGAAGTGGTAGTTTAGTTTTTGGAACTAGTCCGACTTTTACGACTAATATAACTACGCCATTAATAAATGGCACATCAGGAACTTTACAAATCGGCACTACTGATTTAGTAAACATTGGAAACAAAACAACTACATCTCAAAGACTAGTTAGAATTGGTCAAGATACTGCATGGATTGATATAGGCTCTCAATCGGGGGCAACAGCAAGACCTGCTATTTACTTTAATGTTACTACGCCTGATACTACTAATTTTATAATTTCATCTCATCAGACAACTGGAGATTCCTATTTTAACGGAAAGACATCTGCAAGGTTTTTGGCAAATGGCAATATAGTTATGAGTATGTTTGCTAATTACATGACTTTTGCTCCAAGTTTTGCATCTTCTGGAGCAGTTACAACATTTGAGTTTACCGTACCTAATCATACTGCTCAAACTGCGTCAACAAATATTCCTAACTTTAAAGTAAATGGAGGGATTAAATCATGGAGTCCGGGAACAACAGCAAATCAATATTGGAACTACTTCACATCTCCAACTGCATCTGGAGCAAGTAGTACATTGACAAACTCTTTTACATTATTTGTTGAGGCTGCAACCGTTGGAACTGCAAGTATAACTAATAATTATGCTGCTGGGTTTAACGGAACTGTAAACGTAATAGGCTCTTTATATTCAACTGGATTTAGATTAGTTGATGGAACGCAAGCGTTAAATAAAGTTCTAATTTCAGACGCTAACGGAAATGCAAGCTGGGCAACTTCATCAACTGGTTACGC